GAATCAAATACCTATAAAATAAGGGGATGGTTTGAACAAAAGGACAACGGAGGGATTGTATATAGCTCAAACATAGCAACATTTACTGTACCGGCAACATACAATTTTACCTCGACTATGACTATTGCTAACTCTACAGCATACGGTTCAACTGCTTATGGATACAGTAATCGGTTTCCATTTTTTATGGGGTCCTTAAGTAATACTTCTTTTGACGGCAGCACAGTATCTGCACTATATTGGCAAGACTCTTCTGTGGATTTTATGTACATATACTTTACAGGGACTAGACCTACATTTACTAATTTAGTTATAAACGGGACTAGCTTAGGAGCCTCAACATCTTGGACAACTATAGGGAGTGACGGATACCGGAAACCATTTTCATACAACATATTCGGACAATTCAGCGGAGGTTATGCAACCATACAAGCAACATACTAGTTGGTAGTTAAAGTTTTTTTTACTATATTTATATAAAGAACAATAAACTAAAGTTCAACACTTAATAAAATAAAATATGAATACTTACAATTGGGACTGTAAAACAGTAGATGTACATCCTTCTGAAGAAGGACAAACAAACGTTATATATAACGTACATTGGAGAGTAACGGCTACTTCTGATGCTTTAGACGCAAACGATAACGCATTTAATGCAACTAGCATTGGAACTCAAGCTTTACAATTTAACTCAGAAAGTGATTTTGTTGCTTTTGATGAGTTAACTCATGCTAATATTATCGAATGGGTACAAGCAGCAATGGGAGAAGAGCAAGTAACATCTCTAAAAGGAGGATTAGATTCACAAATCTCAGAACTACAAACCCCAACTTCAGTTACTTTAACAGTAGCAGACGGAGAATAAAAAAAATATTAAAAATAAGTTGCAGAACTAAATAATAGTTCTTATATTAATTAATATATATAATTTAATCGATTAATTTAAAGTTACAAAATGGCAAATCAAAAGTTATCAAAAGAAGAGTTAGGACAAATTGAAGAAATCCAAAAACGAGTTCAAGCAGTAAAAGTTGAACTAGGAAATGTAGGCCTAGCAGAAATAGATTTAAAAACTCGTAAAGCTAATATCGAGCAATACTTAACAGAAACACAAGAGCAAGAAGCTTCTGTAGTTAAGGAGTTAGAAGAGAAATACGGTAAAGGATCTATCGATTTACAGAACGGGGAATTCATTCCATCGGAAGAAGTAAAAGAAGAAGAAGTAGTTACTGAAGTAAAGTAGAATCTATTAATTCAGTAAGATTATTTAGAGGGGAAGGTTTTGTACCTTCCCTTCCTATTTATATACAAATAACTACCTGTACATTACGGGAACGGTTTACAAAATAAGCTGATATTTATAAAAGACATTTAAATAAACTTCATTAAACATGGCAGAAACAATTATCTCTCCAGGTGTATTCACAAGAGAAAATGACATTTCATTTATTCAACCAGCCCCTGTAACAGCAGGCGCTGCAATTATTGGACCAGCGGTAAAAGGACCGGTAGAAATTCCAACATTGGTTACCTCTTACGGTGACTATGTAAGAAAATTCGGTACTACTTTCACTTCAGGTTCAAACTCTTATGAATTCTTAACTTCTATAGCAGTTAAAAATTATTTTCAACAAGGCGGTAACTCAGTATTAGTATCTAGAGCTGTAACAGGATCATTTTCTTCTGCTGCATCAACTAAGATTACTAATAATACGACTTATGCACCAGGTGCAACAGCATCCGGTACTGCAACTGCTTTTGATCAAGCATTAGATGGTCAGCAGTACATAGTAGAAGCACCAAACGGGACTGAGTATAAATTTACAGCAATCGACGGAGAATTACCAGCAGACATTCCTGCAGCTAATCAATGGTATTTTGCTATAGGAGCAGATGCTGACGGAACGGTAGATAATTTAGAAGCTGAAATAACTAATGCTGGAATAGCAGTAATAGGAGGAGGAAATGCAACAGGTGATACTATACAATTAGACGGTAGAGTTCCAGGAACAGCAGCTAACGGTTACTTCTTAAGAGTAGGAGTTGGAACAGCAGTCCCAACAGATACTGCAGTACTTACTTTAGCAGGCGGTACAGTAACACCAACTGTCACTAGTGATTCATTTATACTAGCTACTATAGGTTCAGGAACAGTATATAATAATGCAACAGATACTAATACTATCCCAGAAAACTCAGATAACTCACTAGTTAGTGGTACCTCTGATAATATTAGATGGGAAATAAGTAATGTTAATACCGAACAAGGAACTTTTACAGTAAGTATCCGTCAAGGAGATGATAGTTTAAAAAATAAAGTTGTACTAGAGACATTTAATAATGTATCTCTAGATCCAAAATCTGCAAACTACATAGAGAGTGTAATAGGAAATCAACGTCAAGTACTATCAACAGACCAAGATGGTTCAAAATATATTAAAACAGAAGGAGAGTACGTTAATAAATCAAATTACGTTAGAGTTTCTTCAGTACCAGCACAGACATTAGATTACTTAGCAAATGACGGATTAACAGTTAACACAGATTCTCAAGGAGTTAGTTATGTAGCTTCACTTCCACTCGCACAATCTGGTTCATTCTTTGGAGCTACAGGAGCATTATTTAATCCTTTACAGACAGCAAATTTCTTCGGAAATATCAATGGAACTGATTCACAAGGACTAGTAGGAGGATGCTACTCAGATATCATTTCGGTATTAGAGAATAACGACGACTACGTATTTAATATCATATCAGCACCGGGACTAGCTTATAACTTAGCTGGACACTCTACACCAATAGACAGTATAATATCACTAGCTGAAACTAGAGGAGACTGTATAGCAGTAGTAGACTTAGTAGACTACTCAGTAACAGGAGAAACCGCAGTAACAACTCAAGCTTTAAACCTTAACAGCTCTTATGCTGCATCATACTGGCCATGGTTACAGACTCAATCTGCAACAGGTAGAAACGAATGGATTCCAGCATCAGTTGTTATTCCAGGAGTATATGCTTTTACAGATAACAGTTCAGCACCTTGGTTTGCACCAGCAGGATTAGTAAGAGGTGGAATTACAGGAGTAATACAAGCTCAAAAGAGACTAACAAGAACTCAGAGAGATACACTATACTCTAAGAAAGTAAATCCAATCGCTTCTTTCCCAGGACAAGGAATATCAGTATTCGGTCAGAAAACGTTACAGACTAAAGCATCAGCATTAGACAGAGTAAACGTAAGAAGATTGTTAATTGAATTGAAAAAGTTTATTGGAGATGAATCAAGAAACTTAGTATTCGAACAAAATACATTAACAACTAGAAACAGATTCTTAGCTAAAGTAAATCCTTACTTAGAGTCGGTAGTACAAAGACAAGGTCTTTACGCTTACAGAGTAGTAATGGACGACACAAACAACACTGCAGACGTAGTAGATAGAAATCAATTAATAGGTCAAATCTTTATTCAACCAGCCAAAACTGCTGAATTTGTAGTACTAGACTTTACAATTGAGCCAACTGGTGCAACTTTTGCAGGATAAATTTAAATTAAGATATTTATAATAAACAATAAATAAAATGGCAGTATTAGATCCAAACGAAATTATGTTTAGAGCCTTCGAACCGAAGGTACAGAATAGATTCATCATGTACATGGACAACATTCCATCATTCATGATAAAAACAGTATCAGCTCCTTCGTTTGAAGATGGGGAAGTTGTACTAGACCACATCAACTCCTATCGTAAGATTAGAGGAAAGAGAATGTGGAATGATATGGATATGACATTATATGATCCAATTACACCTTCCGGAGCTCAAGCAGTAATGGAGTGGGCAAGACTATCTTACGAATCAGTAACAGGTCGTGCAGGGTATTCAGACTTCTACAAAAAAGATTTAACACTTAACGTTTTAGGTCCAGTAGGAGATGTAGTATCAGAATGGATTATTAAAGGTGCATTCATTAAAACTATGTCACAAGGAGACTTTGACTGGTCAGCACCTGAAGCAGTTGAATTATCAATGACAGTAGCAATGGATTATTGCGTACTTAATTACTAATACAAGCCTTAATATAAATAAAAGCTCGATTAATTTCGGGCTTTTGTTGTTTTAGAAAAGTATTCTTCGTATATTTATAGTAAGAACTAGTTTTAATTAATAAAATTTATGGAACAAACACAAAAATTCCCAACAGAGATAGTAGATCTACCTTCTATGGGTAAACTTTACCCAAAAGAATCGAAACTATCTAGCGGTACAATAGAGATGAAGTATATGACTGCTAAAGAAGAGGATATCTTAACTAACCAAAACTATATAGAAAAAGGGATAGTAATTGATAAACTACTTAAAGCACTTATAGTAGACAAAGGTATAAATTACAATGAGTTGCTAGTAGGAGATAAAAATGCTCTATTAATAGCAGCACGTATCTTAGGGTACGGTAAGGATTATGAGTTTACTTATAATGGTTCAACAGAAAAAGTTGACTTATCTTTATTAGATAATAAGAAATTGCATACAGATATTGAAAAAGCAACAGAAAACACTTTTAATTATACACTTCCTACTACCGGACATGTAATAACCTTTAAACTCCTATCACATGGAGATGAATCAGCAATAGATCAAGAAGTAAAAGGACTTAAAAAAATTAACAAAGAATCATCAGCTGAATTATCTACTAGGTTAAAACATATGATAACAGCCGTCAATGGTGAAGCAGAGAAAAAAACTGTTAGAGCATTCGTTGATAATCAGTTCTTAGCAAGAGACTCTAGAGCGTTTAGAAACTACCTTAGAGACTTTCAACCAGATGTAGACATGACATGCTACCCAGAGAATGGTCCAGAAGGGGGGATAGACATCCCAATTGGGGTTAATTTTCTTTGGCCTGACGCCGTCGTATAGGTTATCGGTATTTACGCAAATTCACGAAATAGTATTTCACGGTAAAGGAGGGTTTGATTATGATACGGTATATAATATGCCTATCTGGTTGAGAAACTTTACATTCCAGAAATTACAAGATCATTTTGAAAAGGAAAAAGAAGAATACGATAAAATAAATAAGAAATCCCAGACAATGAAAGGTGGTAAAATAAAGAAACCATCCTACAGTACAAAGGCTCGTAAATAACGCGAGCCTTTACTATTTATAATAAACTGATCATTTAAATGGCTACCGAACAACAACAGAATAACGCAAGACTTTTTGAAGCCAAGAAGTTAATAGAGGATATTAACAGGTTAAGAGGGCAAATGAACCAAGAGCCTCTACAGCTTGGTGATGCTGAAGCTGTTAGGAACATGCAATCACTGAGAAACGAGTTTAAACAACTCGCATCAGATATTGGAGACGTAGACAACTCTGCCTCAAATCTATTCCAACAAATGGTAGGAATAGCGAAAGAATTCGGGGCTGTAAACACTCCAGCTAAGCAACTAAAAAGTGCATTTCGAGGATTAGTAGATCAAGCTGCTAAGTTAAAGAATGATGAATTAGGGTTAGTAGATCTTAGAACTAGAGACTTAGAGAGTATACAGAAAAAACTAAGCTTACAAAACGAAGCAGCACGAATAGCGGCATCTCAATTTGAAGGGCAAAGAGCATCTTATGATGCAGCACTTGCTGCAAAAGAGCAAGAAGCAGCATTACAGTCACATATAAACTCCCTTAATGCTCAAGCTGCAGCGTTAGAAGAACAGGGTAACGACAACGGTGCTTTAGTAAAACTCGCCGCTGTAGAGAACTACGAGAAAGACTTAATAAGACTTAAAAGAAAGAGAATAGGTTTAGAATCTCAAGTAGAGGACGGTGCTGCAGCAGCATTTGCGTACTTAGATGATTCAGACGGAGCTTATAATAGAATAAATACAAAGGTAGCAGAAAGACTAGGGGTAGAGAAAGAAGTATCTAGATTGACAGGTGTAACAGGTGCATTAGTAGGAGGTACAGGAGCATTAATGGAAAGACTAGGTATGAGGTCTGGAATATTTCACGATGCTATGAAAGACTCTGCTGAAGAAATGCGTAAAATGGCTAAATCCACAGCAGAAGGAGGAAAATCATTTAATAAATTACAAATAGCAGCCAAAGGTTTTTCTGTTCTTGCTGAAGGATTTGCTGGAGCATTAAACGATCCAGCATCAGCAGGATTGGCAATAGTAACCTCTTTCTTGGAAGTTAACAAAGCACAAACCGACTTTATACGACTAACAGGTCAATCAGCAGCCTCACTCGGTGGAGTAAATACCGAAGTAGCTTCTATGACCGATTTGTTAAAAACAGCAGCAGAATTCACCAAACAGACCGGACTAAATGCAGCTGCTATATTTACACCAGAACAAGTAGGGCAAATAGCAGACGCTACAGAACAACTAGGTATTTCAGCAGAACAAGGAGTTAAGCTCGGAATGATAATGAAACAGACAGGTAAGTCTGCTAATGATATAGGAGATGCTATATTCCGTAACATAGATGCAGGAGTAGCGAACAAAGTAGTTTACGACGATGTATTAAGTGCTTCTAATGATATAGTAGCATCATCCGGTGGTAACGTAGAGGCATTAGGTAGAGCAGCATCAGCTGCTAGAAAACTGGGGTTAGATTTAAGTAAAGTAAATCAAATCGCTGACGGCTTATTAGATTTTGAAGCTTCTATAGAATCAGAATTAGAAGCTCAACTACTAACAGGTAAAAATATAAACCTTAACAAAGCAAGAGAACTAGCATTAAATAACGACCTTGAAGGAGTAGCAAAAGAATTAGAGAAAAACGGAGCTTCCGCAGCAGAATTTGCTAAAATGAACCGTATACAGCAACAAGCTTTAGCAAAAGCTATGGGAATGTCCAGGGATGAGCTGGGTAAGATGGTCCTGACAAAAGAAGCAATGGCTGATATGTCAGCTGATGAAGTAGCAAATGCTAGAGGAATGACGGTAGAACAATCCAAGCAAATGGATATTCAAGCTAAAATTAAAAAATCTATGGATAGGTTAGCTCAAGCCTTTGCTCCAATCTTAGAAGCAGTAGTGCCAATAGTAGAAGCATTATTAACAATAATTAGACCTATCGCTGCAGCAGTCGGATATCTTTTAAAGTTCAAAGCAGTATCTATTGCGTTAACAGCAGTACTAGGTACAATAGCCACTTTTTTTGCAGCAAAGAAAATAGCTAATTTTGTAGGTGTAGGAATAAAAGGATTTAATGCAATGCGTGCTTCGATATCTTCAATGGGCGGAGGACTGGAGTCCGTAAAAGGTCTGTTTGGAAAAGCAGGTAAAAGCATAACAGACTCATTTAGTAAAGGACTAGGAGATAAAACAAAAGTTGCTTTTGATAAAAGTATAAACCGATTTAGGGATCAAGCAACTGGTAAATTAGTATCTGCTGATAATGCAAAAAAATTAGGAGCTAAGATGCCTGATAGTTTGAAGAAAACTGGCGATAAGGTAGGGGATTTAGGAAAGAAAACAAAAGGCATAAAAGCAGATTCAGGAGCAGGCATCAGAGGATTTCTTAAAGGACTAGGAGATGGATTAGCATCTATCGGTAGACAGATAGGCGATGTTATCAAAGGTTCTATAGCTATAGGAGTAGCAGGATTAGCTTTAGGCGGTTCATTCGCACTTGCTTTAAAGATGGTTAAAGATGTAGATCCAACACAAATGCTTGCATTTGCTACTTCTATATCTATGTTTGGACTTACATTAGCGTTATTAGGTAAAATAGGAAAAGATGTAATTAAAGGTTCACTTGCAATGGCTATACTAGGTGTGGGACTAATACCAGCAGCATATGCTTTTAGCCTTCTTAAAGGAGTAGACGCTGGATCAATGTTCGCATTTGCAGGAGCATTATCTCTTTTAGGATTAGCAGCAGCAGGATTAGGATTCTTATTCCCTTATATAGCTATGGGTTCAGGAGCACTAGCCCTGCTTGGAGCAGCATTAATCCCTGCAGCTTATGGGTTCTCTCTATTGCAAGGAATAGATATGGATACTATATTAAGTTTTGCAAAAGGAGTAGGAGTTCTAGCGCTAACAACAGCATCACTTGGACTGATAGCACCTTTAATCTTAGCCGGTTCATTAGCATTAGCAGCACTAGGTATGGCATTAATTCCATTAAGTTATGGATTTAAAATGCTAGGAAGTACTCCTATAGAATCAATTGTAGGTAAGTTACAAGGATTAGCTTTATTAGCTCCACAGTTAATGTTAGTAGGAGCAGGACTAATGGGAATAGCAGCAGGCTTAGGAATGATAGCAATTTCAGGAATAGCAGCAATACCGGCTCTAGCCGCCTTATCTGCTTTT